TTCTCAAAGATCTTCAATGAGATTTCGTCGATTTGTTTTTGCTTTGCGTTCTTTATTTGTTCGTAATATGCGTTGACATCCATTTCTTTTACAACGCCATTATCCCAAACCCACTCTTTACCTTCCATAATACCTTGAACGAAAGCACCTGGTGCGGATGGATCCGCTACAATATCAGCCGCTGTGGCTAGATAATAGTCATCTTGCACGACGTTGACACCACCCTCGTTTTTAAGAGAGCCCATGCCACGACATGATACACCAAGAATTGAGCCGCCTTCCATAAGTGCTTTGGCGATTTTACCCATTGGTGTTTCAAGAATTTTTGCTTTACCAATCCAAACGTTACCTTCTTGTTTGAGATTGGTGATAAGATGAGAAACGCGATCTAGATTGATCGATGGTGAGTCTGGATGACCCAACTCGCCAAATGCGCGATTCTTCATAACGTATTCTTCGTTGTAACGATTAACTTCTTTCGCAAGTGTTTGTACTGGATACACACGACCGTTACGATTCTTTGTTTCAGCAACAAGAAATGGTCCTTGAATGAATAGAGATTTTACACCGTTTTGTTCCTCGGTGATCATCTTTACTGCTTCAACTGTTTCTGTAATTAGTTTCATTTTAGAGTCCTAATGATTGTCTTCTTCTTAATGAACGCTTGCGCTTAATTAAAGCACGTGCTAATTTTGCTCTGCGCTTTACTTTACCTTTACGTTGAGCAATGCGGCGACGTAAACGCTCAGCAGCAGACATGCGTGTTAATTTGCCACCACGAATTGTATAACCCTTAACACCTGAAACAACTTTACGACGTTGAACCTTACCGCCACGAACTCGTGCTTTGACGAGTTTCTTACGACCCATGCGTACAACGTTTGCTTCAGCAATAATTTGACGTACAGTTTCAGAAACTAAACTCATTATTCGTCACCAATTGTAAATTTGACGCGACTTAATGCAAAGTGTGCTGCCTTTTCAAACCCTTTTGGAGTTGTAAGCATATCAGCAAACTTCTTTTTATTTTCGTCATTTAATGCACCATGCACCATGTGAATGGCTTTTGCTGCGCCATGACTGACTTTTAACTTGGAACCATCAGCAAACTTCATATGTTTTGCTGTGGCTTTTGGTTGTTCTTGTTGCGCATATGCTGCAACTTGATCAAGACTTTCCATAATCTCAGTTTCTTCTGATTGAATGCCAGGAATTACAACAGGCGATCCAACAGCACCAGGAGTATATGGAATCGTGAACACTAGATTGTATTTGTCATTTGTATACAATGCAACACGACGACCATCTGGAAAAATACGAATACCTTTACGTCGCAATACAAGCATCGGTCCTGGTTGAATTTCATCTTGAAGTGCTTCAGAAATTTGTTCAACGTCTAACACTTCAAGTGTTTCAACATCTTCGCGCATACCTTTTACTTGACGTAATCTTTGAAGTGTTCCACGAAATTGACTCATTGATGTGCGATCAAGCATGTCAGATGGGACTGACGATGAGAGTTTAAGGTAATTTGCACGAGCGTTTGGAGAAATTTTATTTAAAATTTGATTTGCTTGCAAATTTGGATTCTTTTGTGCATGCGCTTTATACAGATTATGACCTGCAACTGCAGCTGCAACGTTGAGATCTTTTAATCCCAACGCAGTCTTTGCTGCCATCACCTTCTGTCTGATTTCGTTATCAGGCTTCTGCTGTGGCTTTGGCGCTGACTTCTGCGCTGGCATCGAATCCTGCGCTTCCATCAACTTCTGTCTGAGTTCCGTCAACTTCATGTGTTACCACTTCTTGTTGTCCAGCATCAAGTAAATTTGATGCAATTTCTACTTTCTTTAATTCAAGTGCGTCGGTCACTTTGCTTGCAATTGCGTTTTGAAAGGCTTGTGCAAAACCTTCTTTATCACCAGCAATTGCTGCTGTCACTGCGTCAACTGTAAAGCCATTGTCTTCCATAATTTTCTCCAATTATTATTTAGTAATCTGTGCATTAAACACAGAATTGATGTCATTCGCTTGACCTTGAGCAGCACCCTGCTCAGGAGTCATTTGAGAAACTGGTGTAGTTGGTTGTGTGTTCATAGCAGGTACTGCAGGTGTTGCTGGCTCATCACTTTGTTCTTCTGCCAACTCTTTATCCATGCGCTCAATGCCTTCTTCATCAAAGTGAAGAACATGTTTCTTGACCCATGACTTAGAGAAATAAACTCCAACGTATGGATCAATTTGTTGCATAAGTGCTAGGCGTGTTGCCATAAGTTCTGATTCTTTAAGTTCCATAAAGTTGTTATCTTTAAGGAAATCGTAATGAATGGTTTCTTTTAATTCATTCCATTCGTCGACTGAGCAAATACCTTTAAGAGCCAATTGACGTTCCATGAGTTCATCAAACAACGTTGTAAACTTGGCGCGCAACTTGTCAATAAACTTACTGAACTTGATTTCATCACGTGTAATTTCAGTTGTACGACCGAGTGAGAAACCTTGATTCTGCTCCAAACGAGAGACTGGAACGTTCAATGACTTGTACAATTTCTTTTCGAAGTATTGAACGTCAGCCAATTCACCAAGATTTTGACCTGCTGGCAACGTAGTGATTTCTGTGTTCTTACCTTCACCACGACGTGGAATCCAGAAGTCTTCCATCATTGACATAAACTTACGATCGTCTTTGACTTCACCAGTGGCTGAGTCATAAACAACCTTGTTTCTAAACTTTGTCATAATATCACGCAGATATTGTTCTGACTTAACTTTTGGCATGTTACCAACGTCAATGTAGAATACACGACGTTCTGGAGCACGTGACAAACGATAAATCACAACAGCGTCCTCAACCATTCGGAGCTGGTTGAGGGGCTTGATTGCCTTGTGAAGGTAAGACAAGACGAGCATTCTTTTTGGATCCATCAACCCAGAGTTGACATTTACAATTGCATCAGTCGCAATCTTAACGCCAGAGTCTGTTGGTGATGTGATAACTGTTTGACCTTGAGCCATTGCGCGCTCATTGTAAACGTAGAACTCTTGTACGCCAGCTGTAATGTCAATGCCAGTGCGTGGATCTTTTTTACGAATAACGCTGCGAATTTTACGAATCTTACGTGGGTCAAGATATAGAATTTCTTGAATGCCAAGTTTTGGTTGCTTTTCGTCAATCAAAACTTGATAAAATAATCTTCCGTCAATATACCAGTTACGGAAGATGTCTGAACCTTGATTAGACCAATCCAACATACGAAGAACATTATCAAATTCTTCGCGGATCATGTCTTTAATATTGTCTGGTTGTTCTAGATCATCTAGAATAATTGTAACAGATTTACCAGTAGTATCGTGAACGATTGCTTCGTTTACAATATCATCAATGGCTGATTCTAACTCTGGTTGCATCGCCATTTCGCGATAACGAGAGATGAGATCATTTTCGTTTTTGAAGCTGGCTTCTAGATCAAGATACGTTCCGAAGTAACCACCAGAAGTTACTGTAATAGCACCATCATCATTGACTGGAGCAGCAATAGGTGGCTGCAGTGTTTGAACCTGTTGTTCTTCACCAGGTTGCTTGCGGACGATTTGAAAGCCGAATAGATTTATTGCCATGAATTATCCCATAATAAAAAGAGGGGGAGAGTGATTCTCCCCCTCAACACTATTAACCTAATAGCGATTCAACTGGTGTTCTTAGAGACGTTGTAACACCGCGATCAACTGATTCCCAATATTGGTAAGCAAAGTTGACTGTGTATTCTTCAATCGTATCGTTTGAACCCCAATCTAGATCGATTTGAGAAATGTCTGTTGGGAACATGCCAACAAAACGATATCTCTTCAATCTTTGACCAGTTTTGCTATACTGAGTTACTGTTGCATCAACACCATATTGTTGTGATGTTCTTGCAACTGATTGGCGAAGGTTTGTAACATTTTCGTTAATGCCGCGAACCCATGATTCCATTGCGTTGCGGATTGCGAAATCTTCGTCG